TGCCAGTAGAGCCGGTGGCAGTGACACCAGTAACAGCGACGTTGGCTTTGCCTGTCTCAGTAGTATCCCCGACAGAACCAACAGCCGAAACACCCGTGACGGAGTAGCTAAACCTAAACGATACCGTGCCGACTGCACCAGAAGCCGAAACACCTGTAAGGGCGGTATTAGCCTTGGCGGCGACAGCTACTGTACCAACTGCACCCGACGCAGATACGCCAGTGACGTAGTAAGCAGACCGGGTAGCTACTGTGCCAACTGCCCCGGTGCCGGAAACCCCGGTAACGGCGACATTAGCTTTAGCGACGACCGTCTCGGCACCGATGCTGCCCGTACCTGCGACGCCAGTTACGGTAGTGTTAGCCTTAGCTACGACCGTCTCGGCACCAATGGTGCCCGTAGCGGAAACGCCCGTTACGCTGACGTTGGTGTTATCTCGCTGTTTGGTCTCTACACCGGAGAAGGGCACGGATGCGAAGGGCGAAAAGCCCAGCACCATCGTGTTATCGACGTTTCCGACAGCCTCACCGACGTCACCGATTTGCCCGGTGCCTACCACACCAGTTACACTTACGTTGGCTTTAGCAACGACCGTTTCGGCACCAGTGGTGCCTGTAGCGGACACGCCCGTGAGGGTGGCATTAGCCTTAGCTACGACCGTCTCGGCACCGGTGGTGCCTGTGGCGGATACGCCTGTAAGGGTGGTATTAGCTTTAGCTACGACCGTCTCGGCACCGGTGGTGCCTGTAGCGGACACGCCGGTTACGGTGACATTAGCCTTAGCTACGACTGTTTCGGCACCGGTGGTGCCTGTAGCGGCTACACCGGTTACGGCTGTGCGGGTGTTAAGGTATGCGGTAACCGTACCGACAGACCCAGTGGCCGATACGCCAGTGACGCTAACGGTAGCATTAGTTCTGGCGACTACGGTAACCGTACCGGTGGTGCCTGTAGCAGATACACCCGTAAGAGTGGTGTTAGCCTTAGCTACGACCGTCTCGGCACCGGTGGTGCCTGTGGCGGATACACCAGTTACGCTGACGTTGGTGTTATTGCGTGGTGCAACCTCGACGCCGGAGAAGGGTACAGCTGCAAAGGGCGAGAAGCCCAACACCATGGTGTTATCAACGTTCCCGACAGCCTCGGTTACATCCCCGATCTGCCCAGTAGCAGAGACACCTGTAGCGGTTACGTTAGCTCTAGCTACGACCGTCTCGGCACCGGTGGTGCCTGTAGCGGATACGCCCGTGAGGGTGACGTTGGCTTTAGCAACGACCGTCTCGGCACCGGTGGTGCCTGTGGCAGATACACCTGTGAGGGTTGTGTTAGCCTTAGCTACGACCGTCTCGGCACCAATGGTACCTGTGGCAGAGACACCCGTAAGGGTTGCGTTAGCTTTAGCTACGACCGTCTCGGCACCAATGGTGCCTGTAGCTGAAACCCCGGTTACAGCTGTGCTGGTGTTAAGGTATACAGTAACCGTACCAACCGAACCGGTAGCGGAAACGCCGGTAACGGTAACATTAGCCTTAGCTGCGACCGTCTCAGCACCAATGGTGCCCGTAGCGGAGACACCAGTAACAGTGGTGTTAGCCTTGGCGACTATAGTCTCTGTGCCGATGGACCCAGTAGCGAAAACACCAGTAAGGGTGACGTTGGCTTTAGCAACGACCGTTTCGGCACCAGTGGTGCCTGTAGCGGACACGCCCGTGAGGGTGGCATTAGCCTTAGCAACGACTGTTTCGGCACCGGTGGTGCCTGTGGCGGATACGCCTGTAAGGGTGACGTTAGCCTTAGCTACGACCGTCTCGGCACCAATGGTGCCTGTGGCGGATACGCCTGTAAGGGTGACGTTAGCCTTGGCGACTATAGTCGCTGTACCAATGGACCCGGTAGCGGACACGCCCGTGGCGTTGACGGAGACAGAGACAGCCCCGGCAGTGATGACCTCAACACCAGAAAACGGTACCGCGGAGAAGGGCGAGAAGCCCAACACCATGGTATTATCGACATTACCGACCTGCGTGGTAACAGTGCCGACAGAACCTGTAGCAGATACGCCAGTAGCGTTAACCGATACCGATACCGATCCACCGGCTTGGAGGTCAGCTGCGGCAGGTAGGAGTGGTTGGTATAACCAACTCATTTATTTATCCGACTTTACGGATGGACCAAGAGATCGACCTGTCAGTGCCTGTAATCTTGTCCATGGTGACGTCCCAACCCAACATCAACACAAGAGTCGGGGTGACGAAGGGGCTTGACTGCGCGCCGTCTAGCACCGCTGTGTAGACATTTAGCTGCGAGCCGCCCGAAGTGACCTTCTCCTTGATTTTAATCTCGTACTCGTCACCAGCAGCCATGGTCGAGACATCAATAAATACCTGATACACGCCGACGTTTGTTACCGAGGCAAGCGTGGTGGAGCTGTTTACGAGGGAGTACTCGGTGGTTCCGATGGTCGCGGTACCCGTATAAGCAACTGTAATTGCCATCTTAACCCCCCAGCCCGTAGGCGATCATGTTCGTGCCGGTCGTTGTGGCGGACGATTGCGCCCTACCGTAGATATTTGCGCCCGATGCGACGTTGTTGTACGCGTTCTGAAACGCCGGAATATTGCCGATTGCCTCTGTAGCGGAAGCTGCCCAGTACTGGTTCTCAAACAGCAGCTTTTTATTCGTCGCGTCCCCAGCAGATATATCCGTATGAAAGATGCCTGAGTTCATCGTGGCGTTATTGATGTTGAAACCGCACTGCCACCACCAGTAGCTCTTAGTGGTAGCCGACCCAAGCTGCGTCCACGCTCCCTCGGAAGTAGTGCCAGCGGTAATTGTCGTACCCACCCGGTTTGTAGCGTCGAACCCAAAAGCATCGACATAGGAACCAACGCGCACGGCGTCAGGTCGTCTCGGTTCACCGTAAAAATACACGCTTACGCGAAAGGTCGTAGCGCTGTTCGACATAGCCCGAAACGCCACGGTTGATCCTGCTTTGATATACAAAGGAAAGTAGTAGTAAATACCTCCCCCAAACGCGGTATAAGCCACAGCATTACCTGCGATCAGGTAGGGGATAACTGACTGGTATGATGTGCCACCTGCGTTATCGACACCCATCTCACATAAGATGTTGCGCGTTGCGGAAGCTGTATTGCCCGAGTTGAAGCAGATAAAGACCCCGTAGGTATCCTTCGCCATGTTAGCGGCGGTTGCGACCTGCGCCCATGAGCCATAAGTGCCCGCGGTAGTGCCGGGTGTTATAGTTGTCCCGTACGAAGCAGTGGGCTGCGTCGTCAGGGTATTAGAATAATACCATTGAAAGTCCGGGCCTTGAGGTACGAAGAGCATTTATCGTACCTCCCCGGTGTAGGCACCGATGGGGGAGATATTGATTACAACGAGCATAATTCATTCCCCCTACCATGGTGCCTACAAGCCTATAGCATTTAACGGGCTACCTTGCCAATCGCGCTACGCATACCATAGAGGCCAAAAGCGTTAAGCAGGACGAGAACGTACTCAGGCACCGGGTGCCCAAGAAATTCGGCAGCGGCTACAGCGGCTACGATGGCAGCGGCGATATAAGTCTTCTTGCCATCAAGGAATGACATCATTTCAAATCTCCCGTCTCTTTCAGCCATGCCACCACGTCAAAGCTGGGGCACGACTTCTTCCATTCATTGGGTTCGATAACGCCGTCCCCGTCGAGGTCCGGCGACCAGTCACGATGTCCGCGAATGGTGATACCGGGATACCGCGCCTTATACGTTCGGATGAGCGTTAAGAGCGACTTCTTTTGCGCTTCGGTGCGCGTGTCCATCGGGCGGTTCATCTTTTTGTCCATGCCGCCGATATAACAGATGCCAATGTTTCCGGTGTTCTTTCCGCCCACGTGTGCGCCTTTTTCGTCGTCACGCAGAGTACGCACGCGATTACCATCAAGTTCAACAACCCAATGGTAGCTCGTCTGTCCGAACTTGGCCTTATCCCACGCTGTGATTTGTTCAGCGGAGACATGCCTTCCTTCTGGCGTTGCCGCACAGTGGATGGTCAGGTGCTTAACCGGTCCCAGCTTTGCCATCACGCCTCCGTAGGAGTACTAGGTTCCTCAGCCGGGGCTTCCACGACAGGTGCAGTCCAAGGCAACGGAGGAGTTACCGACGGCGGATTAGCCTGATCTTGGATTTGCCGCGCAACCTCAGCCTCGATGTTAGCGATTTTTGTCTCGCCCAGAGCAGCCAATGTCCAGCTAACGACCTGTGCTTCCGTAAGCTGATCGTACGGCGTGAAGGGGGCACCCTCATCTAAGGCTACGCTGGCAATCCCGTAGGTCCGACCGGTATGCGTACCGTCGGTAGCTTCAAGCGTCCAGTGGGTGGTGAACACCACGTCGGTGTTCTCTCCGTGCTGTGGATAACAATCAAGCCGCGTGATCGTCCATGTGTTGGTAATAGGCATTAGCTAACTCCCGCGCCAGAGATGACCCAAACGGTGGACGTCACCTTGAGGACAGTGGCAACGCCGTACTGGGCCAGCGTACGCGAGCCGGTGTTGGCCGTCCCGGCCTGACGAAGCGTATCGGTAGTGATGCTGATCGTCTGGTTGCTGCCGCTGTTATTAAAGATGGACACCGCCGAACCGATGGGGAAGGCAACTGAGCCGTTCGCCGGGATGACAACGCCACCAGTCGTGATGCTGATGTGCTTACCCATGTCGGTAAGCGCCAGCGTATAAGCACCGGTCTGCGAATTCTGCGGCAGACCTTTATAGCCCACAGCGTCGTCAAGGTTAGGCGAAGTCACATCACCCGAAGACGTCAGCGCGAGTAAGTTGTTACCGATGGTGATGCTGCTATCGGTATTCAGGAACACAGATCGGCCAGCAGGGTAGGTAACGAAGACGTCCTTAGTGCCAGCCGAAAAGTTAACCAGCGAGCCAGCGTTGCTCGACGAAAGCACAGTCGTACGAGATAGCGTCGTACCAGCAGCCGTATAGGTACCGATACCGACTTCCCATTCCGAACCTGCCGTAATGGTGTAGTAAGTGGTGTTGCCGTTACCGATAGCGGTGCCGAACGAGACGTACCCGATAGGGGCCGTACCGCTGAGGGTAACCGTACCGGTGCCGGTGGTGGTCGTTGTGTCTTTGACACGATCTGCAAGTACGAATGCCATCTCGCGTAGTCCCGTATATTATTGGTCCAGAACATGCCCGCCCCACAAGGAGGCGGACTATTGTCCTTTTAGGCGATACGGATGATCGCCGCTGCGTTGGTCGCCGCTGGGAAGATGATGGTGAAATCACCCAACGTCGAAGTACGATCCGAACCGAAGTCCAGAGCGCAGACCGCAGCATTGGTCAGCGTGGTGTTCGCCGTGCCGTTAGCCGAGGGAGTGTTGTTGTAGATCAGAGCGCCACGAGCCGTGATGTTAGCGTTCGTCCACGTCGTGTCGGCAAAGTCGGTGAAACCCGTACCCGCAGACGCCGAGGTGTTCGAAGCCGTCACGCCTTGGTTAACCAGCGTGTTGCCACCAGCGGTGTAGTTCGTGCCCGTCACTTCGCTCGTGGTATTATACGAGGTCGAGTTAGCGTCGATGTTCGACGCCGACGTGAACAGAGCGATCTTGAACGTGTCGCCACCGGTATTACGGAAATCGTGTACGGCCAGCATAATCTCGGCCTTAAAGCTGGTGCACATTGCTTGGGTAATCGCCATCTTATGGCCTCCTTATGCGTCTAGGATCGGGATCAACTCTGGATGACCCGCCTTAATGAACTTATTGACCAGAGTTACGTTATGCGACCGGACTGCCTCGTGCATGTAGAACACAAGCACCTTACGGATGTTATCCTTAAAGGCTTCGGCCTGATCGCGGATCGCCGGATGCGTCTGGCTCCCCACATAAATGATTTTGTCGAGAGCGCGCTCAGCGACCTCTTCCGGGGTAAAGCCACGTCCCTCAGTCGTCATAACCATGACGGGAGCGACTTCACCTGTTGCCAAATTAAGCATTCATCACCTCACAGGGTAGCGGACTTGCCCGCTACGATACATGTCTTGGCGGTTCTTGCCCTCGCCCAGTTGCTTGAGCATAACCATCGCCTCGTCGTACCGACGCTGGTAATTAGCGATAACATCGGCTTCACCTTTCATAAAGGTATACGCCTCAAGTAGTGAACCGTAAAGCAGTACGCTATCGAAGTTGTCACCGAGCCACGTGGTATTGGCCGTGACGATGGATTCAGGGTAGTAGAAGTAGTGCAGCTCTACGGCGTAGTTCGCATCGGGCGTTGGACCGAGGATATAAGAGTTTTCATCAAAATAGGCGTAGCAGTAGGGTAAGCCCGTGTCAGTCGGGTTCGGGAACGCCTGCCGGATGAAGCTAACATCCTTGTTCAACAGATACTCGTAGTTCCCGTCATCGTCGATCACCGCGATGGAGAAGTTAGCGAGCCAGTCGGAAGGCACCGACAGGTATTTGTTCCCTGACGTGCATGTGCCTGTCACGTTTTTGCGTAGGTCCAGAAGCTGGACCGTATTGAAGATGCGCTGCTCAGCCTCTTGGATGAACGTGTTAATCTGTTCAGTAGACGTCAACGTAACCGTGCTGGAACCGTCGGAACCAGTCCACGATGTGTTGGGGAAGTCGTTTTCGACGTATCCCTTGATCGTCTCGAACAGTTGCGCGTAGTTCATCAGCCCATCTTCTTGCTGTGCCCAGTACCCTTAGTAGCCGCACCCGTGCCACGGGTCTTCTGCGTCTGGGTATTGGCAACCTTGTTCGGGTAGCCGTTGTTGCCCATCGGGGCAGTGTAGGTCTTTGGCATCTTATCCATTTTTGTTGACCTTCCCCATGTCCTTCTGGACCTTACGGACTTCACGCTTCTGGTTGGCGATCTTCGCCAAGTTGCGTCCCAGCTTCAGCATCTGGTCGTTCGTTTTGCCACCCTTAGCCATCTTAGTTCTCCGTCTCGACTGTTACAGTCCCTACGCTTCCTGTTGCTAATAGCGTATTTGGAAGCCCAGATAAACCCAAAGGATTATTTAGCCCTACGGGGTTCCATCCCCACTGAATAATGCGACTACCATCGCTTGGGTTTCCGTCCACATTAAGCCCTGCTTGGTAGTACGTCGTATCAGGCCGCGGGTTACGCAACGCCTGAGGATCATCGACGGGGTACATACCCAACTGGAGCTGCGGCTGATCCGGTTCCCAGCATGTGGGGCACACGAGGATATTGACGTTCTTCGTCTTGATGACGAGCCGTCGAAGCTGCTTGAGCTTATAGCGAAACCCGCAGCGATCACACTGCGAAATTGCCCACTTACCAGAGGCAAACCTGTTCGGCACTTTACCTCCTTAGTAGAACATCTGCCGTGGCGCGATGCGCAACGGAGCCTTTTCACGATCCTCATCGCTCGCTTGCTGCCACAACTCCTCATACTCCGCTTTGAGTAGAGGGGCGCGCTCAAGGGCACCGGGGACCTTTTTCGACAGGTGATACGCCAGACCAGCCACCATGCACGGGAGGAAGCGGAACGGGATGTCCTGCGTGGTCGTACCGCTCCCGACATCCTGAATACGGCGCAGACGCCAGTAGACGAACGTGTAGTAGTTGGACTGCTCCGGCGCAGGCCAGACATTGATCTGCGGGTTAGCTACTCCATCCACCGGATAGTCTGCACCAGATTGGCGGTTAATCCATACCTGAATGGGGCGACCCTGCGCGTTTTTGTTCGGGATCGTCGAGTATGTGTCTACGCTGATACGGCTAATGTTAATGTCCGTTTGTCCCTGACCGGACTGCGTACGGATCACATGGTCGATGAGGTCAATCGTATCCACTGGCAGGTCGTAGGTGATCTGTCCCTGCACCATGGCGATCTGCCCCTGCTCGATGGTCCAGAGGTTAATACCCCGGTTCGCCCACTCGATAGTCAGCAGGTTCAAGCTGCGCCGCGCCGTACGCAGGTCATAGCCAGACCGAAGCTCGGCACCGCAGCGCTCGAACGCTTCCTCAACAAGCTCGTTGAGGTTCAGGTTAAATGCCGTGGTGCCACTGGTTGTCATCTAAATCTCGCTGTCTTCTTGGCGACGGACTTCGGCTGCTTGACGAACTGCTTGCCTGCCTTCGTACCTTCGCGCTTAGCCTTGGTTGTAGCAGCATATTCAGAAGAAGTCAGCGCCTGACGCGCTTTCTTGGGCAGGTATCGTTCGCCGGTTGCCTTGGGGCCTTGGGTCGAGGGTTTGCCGGACTTGGTACCCCAGTCTTCCTTGGTCCACTTCGACAGCGACTTCTGGGCTTCCGTCTTAGGGCCGGAGTAGCCGCCCCCAGACTTCTTATACCGCTGGGATGCGAGCTGGGCTTTGCGGGCGGACCACTGGCCGGGTTTACCGCCTTTGTCGCTAGCCTTTACAGCGGCAACAATGCGTTTCCACTTACCTTCGTCCGTCCGCGCCATACAGATGCACCTTTACCGACAGGGTGTGCCATCAGCACGGGGGCACTCATCGACCGAGCCATCAACATCACTGGTAGCGACGGGCTGCGGCTGCGGGTCCTTAGCCGGTTCAGAGCAAGCTGCGACGGAGACCAAGATGGCTAGAGCAAAAAACTTCTTCATGGTGTTCTCCTTACTTCTTGAAGCCTTTCAGCACCTGTGCAAACCGGGCACGCTGGCCCAACTTACCGGGAGCCTTAGCGGCCTTAGCGAGCTTCTTAGCCGGGATCGGTTCACCCTTTTTGGCCCCAAGAGCCGAGCGCAGCGCACCCGGCTTCTTGATCGCCTTGCTAATCCACTTCGTGCTGCCACCCTTGGCGTATTCGGTGACGACGTTCGGGTTATCCTTGCGGACGACCTTCTTGCCCTTGGGCATCTTCGACGCCTTCATGTCACCCATGCCACGGCAGGCACGCATTACTTAGCGCCTTTGCAGCGGGTCTTGCCCTTCATGGCAATACCGTCGATGGAGCCGCCCTTGGCGTAGCACTTGCCGCCACCTGCCATCTTCGGCATCATCGCCTTGGTCTTACCCTTCTTGGCAATACCATTGGCCGACGAACGGAACGAACCCCCCTTAGCCATCTTCTTCATCGAAGCGCCTTCACCCTTTTCGCCGCGTTGGACGCTATCGGGACGACCCTTAGCCATGGCTTCACGGTCCTTTTGCATAGACGTGAACATGTCACGAGCCTGCTTGTTGCTGGCTTTCGGGAGTTCTTTTGTACCTTTGTATGCGGGCATGACGTTAACCTTTCTTTCCGATCTCATCGAGCTTGGCCTCAAGGCGCTCGAAAGCCTTATCAAAACGCTCACCTAACTTATCGACCGTTACGTTCATCTCCGCACGGGTGACGTGGTCGCGGGCAATCTCTTCGCGCGTCTTATTAAGCAGGATACCGAGGCGATCTACCTCCCCGAACCGGCTGTCGATATGATCTAGCTTACCCTTCGCCATGAAGCCGATAAGCCCGACGATAGCGCTGAGGATAACGTTCCACACTAACATTTCCATTTAGCAGTTCCACGCTTTAAAATACTCGTCCCATTCCGGCGCATCTTTACTTGCGTACAAGTACTGCGCCGCAAACTCTAACAAGACTGGGTCATCGCGGAAATGCCCAAGACCCCTGTTACAGTGGTTACATAACATACCCCGGATCGCCCCGGTACTATGGTCATGGTCTACAACGAGGTTTTCTTCCGAACCGCATATAACACACTCTGTAGTGGAAGCCTTAAGCTCTTTAAGGTCCTCGTCACTAATTACGTCACGGAACTTACCCCGTGCGATCTCGTTACGGTACGTAGACCGGCAGGAGCGACACCAACTATCAAAACCTGACTTAGTACGGTTATGCGGCGGGAAATGTTCCGCGTTGAGCGGTTTATCCGTGCGGCATCGGGTGCAAGTTTTGGTAAGCACGATCATATCAACAATCCCACTTTCGCAACGACAGCGCCTTACGGGTCGGGCGCCCCTTTTCGTCCTTCATAGGACCGGGCATACCAGACATTCTGGCGCAGAAGCTCTTCCGACGCGCCGCAGCTTTGGGTGACTTCTTGGCCTGTTTAGAGGAGACTGGCGGTTTCAGGTTCATCCCCTGCTTCTTCGCAGACGCGCGGCCCTTAGCGTTCAGGCCACCCTTAGGGTTTTTACCTTCCTTGCGGGTCCATGCAGGGGATTTAGCCATTAGACAAACCGCCCTTTCGTCTTACCCTTGGTGGCGCAGCCGTCAGCGCGAGCCGAAGCGGAGCCACCCTTGGCGAGCTTGGTAAGAGGCTTACCCTTATGCTTAGCACGCTCGTGCTTGTGCACAGCGGAGGCGATCATAGCCTTATCCTGCTTGATGTCTGACTTATCCATTATGCAGCCTCCTTCTTGGGCACGATCATCGGGTAGAGGACGTCGTTGCCGAAATTACCGACGTATTCCTGAACGCCCATGTGGCCGAGCGTGATCGACGGATCGACCCACACTTCAAAGCCCGCATCACGGACGCGATCACAGAAGAGAAAGTCTTCCCCGATATAACCTTCCTCGGTCAACTCGAAGTCGAAGAGGCAGGGGACAACGCGGTCACTACGCTTATCGTAGTATTTCCACTCGGGGTGAAGTTCGGTCAGGGTCACGAATACTTCGCGCCGGACCAGCATGAAGGCGGTAGCAACGCGCTCAGCGCGGACCAGACCCATGCGATTCATGGTAAGTTCTTGGTTTTCGTCGTAGTCGAGGTTGGCGATGTACACCTTGTCCTCGCTACGCGTGCGCGGCACTGCGGCGACAATACCCTTCTTGGGGTCCGACCCCCACGCCATAAGGCGCAGGATATCATCCGGTTCGAAGTTGATGTCGCTGTCTACGAACAGCAGGTAGTCGCATGTGGACTCCAGCATGTCTTGAGCAAGCAGGTTACGCGCACGCGAGACGACGGAGCAGCCACAGATACTACCGATCTGGATGTCGATCCCGTGCTTTGGTGCGGCCTGCGCAAACCGGGCAAGGGAAATCGCCAGCTTCAAGGAGACCTTGAAGTCGTAGGCGGGAAGAGCGATGAAGATGCTCTTACCCGCTAGATCGTAGCTCTGTTCGTTCTGCATATATCACCCATAGAAAATGACGGTTGACGCCGTGTTCGTCACAGTAGCGTACAAACCATTTTCCGCAAGGATGCCCTGATCCGGTACAAGGAAGTACAACGAACCAGCATTCGCAGCCGTGGGGGTGTTGACTGTCAGAAGCGTGTTGCCACCATTACCATCGGTAATAACCACCGAACCCGCCGAAGCACCGCACACGGCGTAAATAGCCTTGATGCGGGTACGGAAGGTGCAGTCAGCATTGCTCTGGGTCTTGAAGACACCAGTAGCTGCCAGCGGCTGGGTGGATTTGACGTCAGTTTGCATAGCCATAGGAAGGCCCTCCTATTGAGCTATTAGGCTGCGCCAAAAACGATAACGCTGTAAGTAGCCGCAGCGGGGTCAATCGGGCTTGCGGTGATGTTCGACGCACGGATCGTAACCGTGTCAGTAGCCGACACAAAAGCGTTGAACACGATGCCCGCAGTCGGAGCAGCGGGGAGACCCAGCATAACTTCGTCGTTCACAGCAGCACCAGTGACCGTGATGGTCAGGTCAGCCTGCGAAACCGCCGAGATCGACGGGAAGTTCAGCGAAGCTGAAGCAGTGCGGATTTTGGTGATCGAAGCACCGGGGGTAACCGTGCCGGTTGTCGGGTTAACAGTCGGAACGTTGAAGCCGTTCTGCGAACCTACGGGACCCGAAAAAGTAGTCTGCGCCATAATTTATCTCCGTGTAGCAGCACATCCCCACACCGTCTCTGCTACGTCTGCTAGGTCAGTCGGTGCGGGTATAATCCCTAGGTGAGTAGGTATATCACTTAAAAGAAAAGAGGGGAAGTAGTTTCCCACTCCCCCTCCCCCCTGTTTCCTTAGGCAGCGCCTTCGGAACCGTACATGCCCAGCGGGTCCGACCAGCCGAAGCTGTAACGTTCGCGGGCCTTGTAACGGACGTTGCCCGTATCGAAGTCACCGTCCATGCTCGTAGCCATCGGCGTACGAACAAAGTGCTTCAGACCATTTGGCACGTCGGTGGTCAGGAACCACGCATCCGTGTCGGTCAAGAAGTGGTTGACGGCGTAGCCTTCCGGGATCGAGCCGTTCGACTTCAGCGCGTTGATGTCGTTATCGGCAGTCGAAACGCGAAGTTCGGTTTCGAGCAGTCGAGTAGCAACGAACATCAGGCTCGGCGGAATGACCAACTTCTTCGGCTTAGCTGCAATCAGCAGGCCGCGTTCATCCGTCCACGCAGCGATCTGAATGACAGCCGCTTCAAGCGACGTTTCGTTCAGGTCCGCAGCAGTGCTGGGGATGTTTGAGTTGGTGCCACCGGAGACCAGCGGGTGCGAAGCCGAGAACAGCGGTTGACCGTCGCCACCGGGGAAATCGGTGTCGAAGCCGTTGTTCAGGACAGCAGCAGCCTTGGTCTGCTTGGTGTACGCCATGGCGCGGGCCAGAGCCTTCGTATAACGCGACGACAGCGAGTCGTAGAGGTTATCTTCGATGGCTTCTTCCGTGAGCGAAAACCCGAGGGCAATCGTTTCATGGTTGTAGCGAGCCGTGAAGACTTCCTGCGCGTTATCGTAAGCGATAGCCGAACCTTCGTTCTTAACCGGAGCAGCGGAGAAGCCCGACAGCTTGGTTTCTTCTTCGAACGAACGCTCAGAAGTCTCCGTTTCGAAGATTTCTTTGTGCTCTTCGCCGTAGCGGGCGTATTCCAGACCGAACAGGGCGTTCAGACCGGGCAGAAGCTCCTTAAGGAGTTGTGCGCGTGAAATTGCCATTATTCAGTCTCCTTACACGCCAGTGGGGTTGAGGTACTGGTGCATACCCTGATTCCACTTGACGATAACTTCGGTGTAAGAACCGGGGTTACCAGCCGTTGCGGTTTCAGGAATGACGTCAACGACACGGACCGGCCACGTGGAAGTGGTGTTGGTCGTCGCGCTGACTGCGACCTGCGAGTTACCGGTGATGGTCGAACCCGAGTTCTGAACCAGAACAGCGTTGTTACCGACCGAAGTGCGGTTGACGTAGCTGATGGTCGTACCCGAAGAAACGACAGCAACCTTGTACAGAGCATCCGGGTCGTCCTGCACATAGGCAACGACGTCGGAGATGTTCGTGGTACCGGGATAATATTGACGGAACGTCTTGCCGAACACCGGATCGGTGTACGAGCAGCCGAGGAACACGCCAACGGGAGTAGCAGCGTTCGTGCCGGTGTCCTTGTCCAGAGTACCGCCGCTGTTCAGCTTCACGACGTCACCGTAGTAGATGGCCGTCGAGGAGTTGGTAGCAATCGGAATCTGGCGAGTGGCACCAGCAAAAACCTGCCCGCCGATCAGATTGATCGGAATCAGCCCGTAGGGGGCCGAAACAGAAGGATATGCCATGTTAATAAGCTCCTAGCTTACCTGCCTTTGCCAAATGATGTCGAAGACTTCTTTTCGCGGAAAAGAGGCATCCGAGCATCGCTTTCACGCATGAAGTTGTTGTCCACGGATTCCATCTGGGACTGATTTTTCCGCGCAAAATATTCTTTACGCTGCTTCATCAGTTCATTTGGTGCCTTGCACAGCAACAGACCTGCGACTTCGATGTTGTCCTTAAAGCGGCTATCCGGGTCTACGAGCATACGAAATTTCGGCTGCTCTTCGATCCGAACCGGCTCCCAACCTTCCCGGAGTTTGGCCGAGATATTGCGGGGGTCGGACTGGCCCAAGGTCGTAACGCGAACCCAACGGTATGCGTAGCCGGGTTGCTTGTCAGGTTCGGGCAGGGTCGAAGCCGGTTGCCAAACCTTCGGGCGCTCTTGTTCTACGCGGGTATCCAGTTCGCGGGTGAGACGTGTTTCTGCCATCTTAACGCTCCATCTTCATAAGTTCACGAGCATACTGCTCGGGGGTAAGACCCAGTTTTTTGGCGATTGCCACTTGGGACTGCTTGAGTACGATCTTTTTGGAGGATGTACTGCGGGAAGCGGGTGCGACTACGTTAGCAGGCTTAGCCTCTGCGCGATCCGGTTTGTCGGTGTTCGCTTTGTCATCCCCGAAATATTCCGGGAAACGACGGCGCATCGTTGTGTCGATAGCGCTCCAATATTCGTCGGAACCCACAAACTGCGGGCCACGTTCGCGTTCGAGCTTCTGGTGAAGCCCAAGAGCAGATGCTGTCATCTCCGGGTCCGTACCCCACCACGTATTGCGCTCTTGCCACGCTTGCGTTTTGGCGTCCGGCTGCGGAACAGCTACCTGCTGTTGTGGTACTTCTACCTCAGTAGGAGTAGGTTGTAAAGTAGGACGGTAGGTAGAGACCTGCTGTAGTTTGTACTGTGCAGCATTCAGCTTCTCCTGCGCTTCCAAAACACGGTCGGTGTCGCCAGCTTCGTAAGCATCCCGATAGGCTCGACGTGCTTCGGCCAGCTCCATTTCGGCGTTTTGTTTGACGCTCCCCACAAGGGTTTCTTCCCCCTGCGCAAGGGTTTGGCGCAGCTGTTCGGCTTCCTGACGATAGCGCTGTGCTGCGGCCAGTGCTTCCTGCTGTTCACGCAGTGCACGTTCCTTTTCGCGGCGTTCGTCGTGCCACACCTTCTTCATCTGCTTCAGGCGGACCTTAACTTTTTCGGAGTATTCCGTCAGTTCGTCCGCTTCAAGCTCTTCGACAATCTCCTTCGGAAGCGGCTCACGGCCACGGTCCTCGGGGGGAGTGTCATCTTCAATGTCGATTTCGGGCTTGCTGCCTTCATCGGAAACAGGGGTGTTGTCATTTTCGATTTCGAAATCGAAACCGTCGTCGTTAGGCTGCGTAGCCATCACTCTTCTCCTTTGTACGGGTTACTGCCCGTTTCAGCCTCGGCTAATGCCTCGGGGGTCTTCCACAACAGCTTCAACGCTATCGTCGTTGATAATACGGAACTCGCGGCCATGGATTTTGACGCGGCTACCGGCATGTGGGCGGGTCAAGATGAAGTCGCCTTCCTTGCACCACGGGCCACTCGGGAACCGCTTTTCGTCCTTGAACGCGTCCGGGCCGATCTTGATGACGAACAGCACCGGGGTGGTCAGCTCTTCGAACTTCATCGTTTCGTCGGCCTTGAAGATACCGCCAGCCGTCTTGTCTTCGACTTCGGGGATACCGCACAGAATGCGATAGCCGGACGGGTCGGGAAGCTGCTTGGCACGATCTTCAATAGGGACTTCGGGTTCTTTGGGGTTAGCCGTAATAGGCTTACCGGCGACATTAACGAGCGCAGGTTTGGCTGCGCCAATGATCTCAGTCATCGTCATGTTCCATACGTTGTGCGGTCTCCTGAAGGATACCGTTTACCACCATCAACCCACGGATAATCCCGCAGGCATACTTGTACTCGCCATGGTCTTTGGCGGTACCTCGGGCGAGGTCTTCGCTAATCACGTCGATCTCGCCCTGTACCTTGCTTGATAGGTACTGGAGCAGGTCACTACTCATTCACTCTCCTTAGGTCGCTTGGTTTCAGAAACAGAGGGGTTTGAAGCCATAGAGGCGGCTTCCTTGGCGACCTGCACACCAACGCGCAGGCCTTCAAGCTCTTGCTGTGCGTCCAACTGAGCCTTGGACGTTGAAATCTTCGCGCCGACCTGAAGACCGGCAATTTCCTTTTGCGCTTCGATGCGCTTGTCTTCCAGCTCAAGCCGATCCGCTTTTTCGGAGGCTTCGATCTGGAGCTTCTTCTCCTTAAGCTCGACTTCCCGCTGCTTGAGCTGGAGTTCCTGCATCTGCATCTGAACAATGGGGTCTTGGGCCATTTGTTCGTTCTGCTGCTGTTGCGCTTCGGCTTGGTTCTTCTGGAAGAGCTGCTGACCAGCGGCGGCAACCAGACGCGAAATTGCCAGCTCCGTGCTTTCATCCATATCGGTGTCGGGTGCGGGCAACGGCATACCAGCCTGCTCTTCGATCTGGCGACGGTATTCAAACGCCAAGTGTTCAGCTATGTGCGCCTGCATAGCCGCCATCATAGCCTGTGCGTTCGGATTCTGGCCCATAAGCTGCGCAATCTTGGGGTCATTCATTGCGCTAGTGTGCGCCACGATATGCGCCTCATGGTCCTGATACAGGAACGCCTTCACCGGCTTACCATTGATGACATCCATATTTTCGCTGACCGGATCACGCGGCTTCATATCGTCGTCGTCCTTGAGCGGAACGAGCTTTTCAGCGTTCTTGATACCCAAGACCTCAAGCATCTGCCGATGCAGGTAAGGCAAGTCGTACAGCTGCGGCGCACCCTGCGCCAACTGCATGACAGCCTGATACTGGACGATCTTCTGCGCCATTGTGGCAGCATTTGGGTCCGAAACGGGGATAACATCGACGCTATCGTAGTCAGACTTCTTGGCCTTGGCAGACCCTTCTTCCGGCTCGTAGCTATACGTCGCTGGCGTATAGTCAGCGATAATAGCCTTCAGGAGGCGGAACTCCTGCTTCATCGAATAGTGGACGCGAGCCTGCACAGCCGACATCACCTTCAGCGTGCGCTCAAGGATCGCCAGCGTGGTCCCCACAGGGGCCTGTGCTGACATGTCGCTGATCTTCATATCAGCCGCAGAGGCGAAGCGACGGCCTTCCTCTACGATGGTGCCAAGGAGGCTGTAAAGAACTTGGCTCGGCTCCTTATACGGGAGCGGCATGATGTTATCACGCATCGTGCCCGAAGCCACGTCCACATCACGCCATTCAGCAGGTGCAATCGGCGTGTCGTCGCCCTTTACCCGTAGACCCTTAGTTTTGAAGCCGCCCGGTAGGTTAGATAGAGTACCAGCATCGACAAGCTGACGAATAAGGCTGGTACCAGACTTAGCAAAAGCACCGATAAGGTGAATAAGGCCAAAAGCGTAGAAGCCAAAACCCGGAACGTACGCATAATGTACGAAGTGATTGCGCTTTTGCTTCTTGTCGTCATCGGGGTTCCAGTTACGCCGGATCGAGAGGACGGTCTGCGTAGCTTTTTCAATCGTAACGACGTAGGGCAGGGCAATCCCGTCATCCTCTTTTTCGCGGTAATTGTCGTCGTCGATCACGAGATCGACGTGCATTTCCAACAGTTTGTAGCGGTCGTCCGCTTCGGCGCGGAAACCCATCTTCTGGGCAATCGCCTTCTCGATTTCATCAAAGCTGTCAGACGGCTCGCCAAGGTCGATGTCACGGTAAAACCCAGAGGCTTGGAGCTTATGCAGTTCGTTCGGCGTCTTACGCATAACGTGCGTGACGCGCGGGCTAGTCTCCAGACTGCTCGCACCATAGGGAACAACGAGGTCTTCCGCTGGCACGTACATCGCCGTCTGACGACCGAACGATGGGTCAAAATACACCTTCTTGAAGGCATTCCCGGCCAGACCAAGCCCCCACAGCATCCGCTCATGTTCCGGGCGATATTCGACCATCCGCTCGGTCAGCTGGTAGTTCATATCCTCTTGTACGCGCGAAGCGGCGTCCCGCTTTTCCGGCGTCTCTTTACCGATGATCTGCGTCCGTACCGGCCCTTGAGCCGGGAACGTCTCCATCATGGTTTCGGCTTGGAACTTAACCAGCGCTTCTGACAGCAGCGGATGGTACACACCGCATGCACCGGGCCACGGCTCCGTCCGGTCTTCGACCTTCATCCCCAATAGCTCAAGGCCATCGACATAGGTCTGAACCCAGTCCTTGCGGCTGTTAACGTCTTCTTCAAACTCGCCAAGCAGGTCACCGGCAAGCTCGGTCAGCTGACCCTCATCAAGGATATCGGCAAGATTTTCGCTAAAATCACCGTCACCGACGTCCCGACCCGGCTCGATTTCGATTTCCATGTCACCTGCACGCAGGGTCACCTCTTCCGGGTCTTCGATCTCAATCTCCAACGCAGGTTCCATGTTCGCCATGAGGTCTTCGGGGCGAAGCCCCATAGGAGCCGGATTCAAAGCCTTGTCGATTGCCATCAGTAGTATCCTTGGTTTCTGTGGCTCTTGAAATACTGGATTTCGTCTTCTGCGTCTAGCGCAGTAGTCACATAGCCCCCTTTACGGAACCGCATGAGCGCTAGGGATACGCTATCCACGTAATCGTCATGTTCGCCACCGGGGAACGACGCCACTTCGTCAATGACTTCTTCGGCCCACTGAGTAGCAGGTGCCCATACCCGTCCAGACGCAAATAAGTCGCTGACAGCATTTAACCGAGAGATTTTGTCGTTGCCCCTCGACGGGGTAAACTCCTGCACCGGAATCCCCATTGCCCTCATCTCGTATATCAAAGGCGCACCGGAAGCCTTCTTTTCGATGATTATGCTGTCCGGCTCCCACTCTTTATACTCCTCGATTGCCGTTTTCTTTAGCGTCGGGAACTCCATACGGTCCCGGAACGCGTTCAGGAGTATGATATTGGCTTGGTCGATGCCGTTAGCGTCGGGCTGATAAAACACACCCCACGTCGTGCAGGCGCTGTAGTCAGCGCGCTGGGTCTTTTCGAACGCCGTATCCCAGCTCTGGAGGATAAAATCACAGTATGGCGGGTCGTCTTTCTCCCACTCCTGCCACCATTCACGCTTCACGATGGCTGCGGTGTCAGATGTCGGCGCTTGCTGGTACTGGGCCTGCCATTTGGAGTTGGGAAGCTCCTCTTTAAGGGCCGCAAGCTCCTTTAATGACCAAAATTCAGGCCAGAGGGGGTTCCCGGACGGGAGGATCGCAGGAAACTCGATCACTTCCCACTCGTCGCCGCCACGTTGTGCTGCCGCCTTCAGCACTTGACCGGTCAAGTCGCGCTTTGACCACCGTGTCATGACGACAACGATGGCACCGCCCGGCTGGAGACGCTGCCGCGGCCCCGAGGTGTACCATTCGTACGTCTTATCGTAGATATCAGGGTTAATTTCGGCCAGCGCCGCTTCCTGTTCGGAGTGCGGGTCGTCGATGATAAGCAGGTCGGCACCCTTACCAGTCACCGCACCCCCGATACCGATAGCGAAATAGTCGCCCTGCTTCGATGTGTTCCATCGACCAGCCGCTTTGGAGTCAGCGGACAGGGAGAGGTCGGGGAAAATCTGGTGGTACTGGTCCGTATCTACGAGATTTCGCACCTTACGTCCGAACCCGACCGCAAGTTCAGCGGTGTGGGAGCACTGGATGACCTTTTTGTGAGGGAACTTTCCCAAGAACCAAGCAGGCAGGAAACAACTTGCGAACTCACTCTTGGTATGTCGCGGAGGCATATTAATAATAAGACGCTTAAGCTCGCCACGAGCAACACGCTCAAACGCATCAGCCATGATCGCATGGTGCCTGCCTCCGATGAACGTCGGCCAGACCTGCTCAACGAACTTCATGAACCGCGTCTGCGCCAACTGCTGCTTCTTAAGCTCCTCCAGCTTCGCCAGCTCAGCCAACAACAGCTCCTGATCCGCCAGCGACAGGGCAGGCAGGATTGCCGGGATATCCCGGAGCGAGATGTTATCAAGCAGGGCGGAAGTTGGGGAAGAGGCCATTAATAAATGTCAGGTGCCGTTATGCGGGCAGCGATGAGGTTAATAACCCCCATGCGCTCAGCAATGTTAAACTTCCCAGCTTGGCTGATCTTATAGGCCAAGCCATCCTCCGTCAGGCTCGCACGTATGACGAACACGTGATCTACCGGCTCGTCGTCAGGCTCAGGGTTGCGTATCTCCCACAACACCGCTTCCAACGCATCCTTGGGGTCAACGTCCGACATCTTCTCGGCGCGCATGAAGCGGCGATGGGCTAGCTCGCTCATCAGTCAGTCCACCCTTCGATCTGCGTCTCTTCGTCCTGCGTATCTTCCCGCCCTTCAATCTGCATATCTTCCCACCCCTCGACCTCCATGTCGTGCAGCCAAGCACCGAGGATGATCTCCAGATGCTTGAAGTTTTCCTCTTTGGTGGTACTTTCTTCGCCTTTTTTGTTGATGACCTTCGTCTCATCCGCCATCCACGCATCGAACTGCGCACCTTTGGTGATGCGGATGCTGTCCTCGTCGCCCGCAACAATCAGCGCGGGACCCGCGTCGGGCGCATCTGGCCCAAACCCGTGCAAAAACACCGTATTAATCTTCATCAGCTTGCTCCTCTTCCAGATTGTTAACAATCTGGTCCTCCTCGTCGTCCAGCGTCGGGCTGGCGATCCCTAACTCTTCATCCAGATTGAGCCTTATGGGGGTTACGTCGATGATATCAGCGTTCAGCAGGCGCTTGACACGCTCCTTAATCGCCTCTTCGAGGCTTTCGGGGTCTTTATAGTTGATCGTGATCTCGCTGCGCTCGGTAAACAGACCGATATCGCTGTGCTTGCCCAGCAGCTCCAGCGCCTTCAGTTCGTATTTAATCTCGCCGCAGTCAGCGATTTCCATCAGCTTAGCGGTAATAGCAGCCCGCGCCTGTGCAGCATCAAAGGCCATCTGTTGCCCGTAGGTACGCAGGAATGCTGACGCAGCCACGGCAGTGGGCAGGTTTTTAAGGGGTTCTTTCTTTTTGTTCTTAGTCACTGCTTCCAGCAGCGCCTTCTCCCGTTCAAGCGTATCCGGGTCTACTTCCAGTGGGGCACCAAGCTCTAACAGCAGATCGGCAGTGGCACCGGCCACTTCGACTTCTTCAACGAAGGTAGAGGGTTCTTCGTCGGCCAAGCTAAATGGCACGGGGTGCTCGTCAGTCGGCTCGATCTTAATAATAGGCATGTCGGTGCAGCATCCGGTTTGAGGGAAGCAGAAGGGTTGTATAACAACCTACCCCTAGCGGAGTAAAGATAAAATAAATGGAGGAAGTAAAGAGGGTGGCGCGACTTCCGTACGAAAGTCTAACAGGCAATGCCTCGGCTGGGACCCCCCGGCCCTAACGCCACCCCCATCTACGCCGCGAACAGCGTAGTGCCCCCTATAAAAAGGGGTCCCGGTTAGCGACCCCCGAAACCCCTAAGTTTAAGTTCAATGAAAGGAAACAATGTCCATGAGTGTCTGCCTAGGACGAAAAAATACTACCCCGGCACGAGAGGGGTGTCAACGGGTCCCCTTAAGGGGGGTATCTGGAAATATGGGGTGCCAGCCATTCGGTGGCTAAATGTTAGGGGTACCCCCTTAGGTGTAAGCATTGTAAGGCCTAATTTCCTGTCGTGTTAATTTTTTATGTGCCTGTAACCCGCAGGAAAGCTGGAATGTAAAGAAAGTGCGGGGGTGATTGACTCGGAAGTGAGTCGTGTAACGTGCAGAACAGTATGTATATAGGAGGAGCGGAGTCCCATCTCACGCGCGGGGGGTGCGGGGGCGGTGGGTGCGCGCGGGCGCGGGTTTCATATACCCTAGCCCTGTTTTTCGCCCCATCCCCTAGTTTTTGGCTGTTTTCCGTGGGTTTTGCCTAACATGTTAGGTATTTTGGCCGCTAGCATACGATTTTTCTTGCAATACATGATTAACCCTGCCATAACCAAATCATCGAGAGCGGATGGCGCTTTCGACTAACCAAGTAGGAGCATACATCATGGCTAACGCCACAAATACGACCGCCGCCTTTGTCATCATGAATGGCGAAAAGATTGACGTTGACGTAACAAACGTATCGCTTGACTCAATCATCAACGAGATGGTGGAAGTCACCAAGCGAGAGCATGGCGCACATATCCGTATCGCCGCCAAGCTGAATGACCTGTTGCCTTTCGCTTGGTATGACGTAGCACCGCAAGAGAAGAGCGACAATGCCACCGCCTTTGCGCCTCACTGGAAGGCCGTTTACGATGGCTTCAAAAAAGCAGGACATAGCAATCCGTCCGTGCCCGGTAAGCGTATCCGTGACTATGGCCGGAATCTCCGGGCTGGCCTCGCCCCTAATGGCAAGACGATGGCTGATGGCACGGCGCTGGCCGAAGGCGAAGGCACGGATGGCGAAGGCGCGAATCCGGCCAAGCGGTCGCCCATGTTGCGCAACGTCGAAGAGCTGACCGCGCTTTGGAAGTTCAACGATAAGTTGGCAGGCGAGGCACCTGCCAAAGTGCAGGCGGCACAAAAGCATATCGTCGCCGCGCTGGCCGCTTTGGGGCTTGACGTTAAGACGATCAAATAACCACCTAACATGTTAGGCCAAACGGGGTCGGATGGGAAACCATCCGGCCCTTTTTTGTGCGCGGGTTCTATCACCCCAACTATCATTGGGGTTCTATCACCAAAAGGGGATGAACGAGCGGGGCGTGAACGCGCGAGTAAGAGCGGCGCGACCTGTTACCTGCCCCGCAGGTAACACCTAACATGTTAGGAGTCAAGCACCCAAGCAACAAAAAAGGCCGGGCTGTTCGACCCGACCTGATAACTGCCCCGCAGTTATCACTTTAAGCGCCGCCTGTCAAGCACCGCGGTGTAAAAAATGTTGTAAGCGTTGTAAGGTGTAATGTAAACTCGTTTTTGGCAGTTTTCCGGGCTTTGTAAAATGTTATGAGATTTTTGAAGTATGAACAGAAATCCTATAGCGACCCTCTACGCAAGTGCAGCACCCTCCCCCAAACCCTCTACGTAGGTATACTTTTTTTTTCTATTAACATTATAACATTATAACAATACAATACAACAACAACGGAAATCCTAGCTTTTTGCCGCCACCATCCTGTAAACCCATTTCCTAACATCCGTCTTACATTACACCCGATTTCCTTACAGTCACCGCTGCGACCATGCGGTATTGCATTGTTAGCTTTTATGTTGTAGGTTTAATTTATGGTGGATGAGTGGCATCCACCTGACCCTGTGCCGGATGGCACGACGATTAGCCTAACATGTTAGGCAGGAGACAGGACGATGATGACACGTCAAGAGTATAAGGCTCAATGCCTTCGCAACTACAACGCTGGCTACCATGACGCGATCAATGGCCGCAAACCCGACAACGAAAACTTCTACTACCTGATGGGCCACGAAGAAGGCTGGCCCAAGCGTCTCATCCCGACAGTCATCATGACTGCCCACGGCCCGATCACCGAACGCTGCACCTTGGAACGCGCTGCCTTTCTTGTTGCATCTAATTCACGCACACCCGGCGGGAGGCGCTAAGTTATGCCTAACATGTTAGGTAGAGGGACGCTGGTATGGGTGACGCCCAAGGTAAACCCCAACCGCTACGTCGATTTGCATGGTGCGCTGTGGGTAGTGTCGGAAGCGAGCGTAAGCGACCCAAGCTGGTATTGGTGCAGGTCGCTGGCAACCAACATGCTGTTTGACTGGCACAAGAGCGAGATAGAAGAAGTGAAGGACTGCGCGGATGCGGTTTAAGAAACGGGCAAAGCCCGCAAAGGTATTGTCGATGCTGCGCGACTTGGAAAAGGCAGACCGTGCCTTGTGCGATGCAGTGCTGAACAACGTGCTGACCGAAGTGGGGGAACGCCAACTGCGCAACCTGCTGCATTGGGTGCGTGAGTGCCAGAAAGACGCGAAGCGTGAACTAAATATGGAGGAAGCCAATGACACCCGACGATAAGAAAGACCTGCGCGACCTGCGCAACGACACCATCGACCCGGAGGACAAGAAGCTATTGCGCAAAACCCTGAATTACATTCAGGCCCTCGAAGCGAAGCTGCATTCCACGCGCACACTGGCAAGAGCGATCCAGAACGAAGCGCAACTAGGTAAGGGAGCGGACGATGAGTGATACACCTAACATGTTAGGGGGTAAAAAAGATGGATAAGACACGGATGGACGCAATATGCTGCGACTGTGGGGAGATATACCCGACGAAGCGCAAGGAACTGGGCTATCGCACCTGCCTTGCCTGTGGTGACAGCGCGGCGAAGCAAGTGAAGTGGACCGTGACCATACCCTATTCCAAGGGTGCGTATCAGGTAGTCAGCAACAGAGAAGAATTAAAAGCAACCAACCCGAAGAGGACAGGCGAATGAGGGAACCGAAGATCATAAGCGTGAAGGCAATACAGGCGGACCATAGCTTCAAGGTGACAATCACGGCGCACATGGCGCGCAAGCTGCCTGACTGGGTGCAGAGTAAGGTGCAGCTATTCGAGGGGGAGGATCGCCATGCGTGGACAGTCCTGCGGGCCAAGGACGAACTGGAAGCGGTGATTAGGTTTAAGCGGCTATGGGCAGCGTTGACCAAGATAGGAGACTAACATGTTAGGCAAAGTAAGAGAGTGGGCAGACAAGGCACGGCGCTGGACGACATACTGGCTGATGCGGGCAGCACTAAAGCTGCACGAAGAGACCTTTATCATCATGTGCGATAGCGAAGGGGAATACTCATGGGAACTGTAGTGATCCGCGAAGAAGGAGCAAATCACATGGAGGCAGAAACACCTGTGAGGGCGGTATTCGCCTTGGCGATTACGGTAACGGTACCAGTTGAAGGACAGCCTAACATGTTAGGCAAGGTCGAGCGTAGGATTACGCACATATGGGAGAAGCTGCTGTTGTATCGGATTGGGGAGAGGGGTCTCCCCTACGACCCACCCCGCTGGCATGTGGAGTATCAAGTAACTGACAAGCACGGCGTAAATAAGGGTGCATGGTCGCAGGTGGTCGAAGCACCCGACCAAGCAGGGGCAGCACTAAAGATGCTGCTGCACTGGAAGAAGCTGGACGCACGGAACGAGCGTCGATGGAAGAAGGAGCAAGCCGGTGGCGAAGGTGCAGATC